ACCCTACGCCGCCATCCACAACTACGGCGGCACCATCACCGTAACCCCCAAGATGAAGAAGTTCTTTTGGACCAAATTCAAGGAAACTGGGCAGGAACGCTACAAACATCTGGCACTGATGAAAACCGGTGCCAAAATCCGCATCCCGCAGCGCCAGTTCATCGGCAACAGCCCCGAAGTAACCAAAGCCGTGAAAGACATCGTGCGCGCCGCCATGGATGCCGAAATGGCGCGTATTGCAAAGAAATAGTACAGACGCACGGCCGTGCGTCTCAACAATAAAAACGATATACCATTATGAAACAGATTTTCCTTTCCATCCAGAACCGGCTTGCCGAAATTGAGGAACTCAGCTACATCGACAAAGACTGGGGACAGCTCCAATACGAGCAGCCGCCTGTACAGTGGCCCTGCGCCCTCATCGACGTGGCCAACATCGACTACACCCAGCAGGGCAACGGCGCACAAACCGCACAGGCCTCCATCACCATCACCGTGGCCGACACCATTCCCGCCACATCTTCCTACCAGTCGCCCACCCGCGAAGACTCCTACGCCATCATCGACCTGCTGGAGAAAATACACCAGAAGCTGCAGCTCTTCTCCAACGGCAGCACCTTCACGCCGCTGATGCGCACCAATCTGATGAAGGCCGCCGCTAACGGCGAATACGTGGTCTATCAGATGACCTACAAAACCGCCTTCACCGTCCTCAAACGCGAAACAGGGAAAGAGTACGTAACCGTGGTTCCGGTGGTGTCGAAACAGTAATCAGCACTAAAACAATGACAGCTGGTTGGCGATAACAGGCGGCACCGGCTTCTTTTCCCGCTCCACGCGGTTGCTGCCGTTCCCTATATAGCCGTCCACGCCGATGGCGTAGCGCATATAGCGGTAGAAAGTGGGTTCGCTCATCGGATACATCTCCACTACCTTGTGCCGGTAGATGTCGCGCATACACCCGCGATGGCTCTGCGGCTGGTAGTACTGGTCCACCATCCGCTTCACAAGCATAGCCTTTTTACAGAAATTCGCGTGCATAACCCGTTTTGTTGATGCCGCAAAAATACAAAAACGCCCGCGAAACAGCGGGCGTTGGTCGTAAAATGTCGAAGTTTTGTCAAATGGCGGAATGATCATTGCGCCAGCACACCAACCGTCTTCCGGAACTCAAACTCCTCAACAATGTCATTGAACTGCTTTTTAAATGCCGGATAAACGTCGATGTATCCTTTGGCCACCTTGACGGAGTGAATCACAGTGGAGTGGCTCTCCAACTGAAGGAACTGCGCGATGTCGATGTGTTTCGCTCCGAAATGCCGGGCTATTACTGAAAACATCGCTCGTTTGTCGGTGATGTCGCGGCCTCTTCGTTCCGTAAACCGGAATGTGCAGTGATAGTAATTGGTCATCACTTCATAAAGCAGTTGCAGGTCATTGTTTGTCATCTTATACATGGTTTTGCGGTTTCATACTGTTATAAAGGTTCACCTCCCGTTCGCTCCAGTGGTCGATGCTCTCGCTGATTCCCGAAGCCACGAAGAATGTCAGTGTGCCCGTTTCGGCCATCATGCCGGGAAGCACAAACTTGCTGAGCACAATGACTTCAACAAGACTTAGACGGAGCGTGATTTTGTCACGGTGGGGTGCATAGAGTTTGTACATCCGGATGAACAGGTTCTCCAGCGTGTTGGCGGCCAGCAGCGAGTCCAGCCCGGAGATCTGCACCAGCCGTCCTGCCGCCAGCACACACTGCCCCAGCACCTGCATATCCTGCCCCGTCAATTTCAATCGTATTTTAGTCATACTTCGTTGTTGCTTGGAGACGGGGCATGCCCCGTCTTTACTATTAACTATTCACTATCCACTATTAACTAATCAGTTATTCCAGAGTTGGTCGCTCAGGTAGGTGGTGGCGTACTTCTTGCACACGCCCGGAGGAATGCTCTGGAAGTACTTCGGCACATAGTTGTAGGCATTCACCTGTTCGCGGGCGGGCATCTTATCCCACGCCTTGCGGGTCTTCACCTTGCTGGAGCGGGCCTTGTCGTCGTAACGCTGCCAGAACATGTCGAAGGTGATTGCCTCCACCAGTTCGGTGATGATGCCGGTGCGCCCGGTCACTTTGCCCAGTGCCTTGGAGGTGGCGGGCAGGTTCGACCAGATGCACTTCCACATCTCCTCCGAGAACGGCACCGACGACATATCCACCATCACCAGACGGTCGGTGGCATCGTCGAAGCCGTAGGTCACGCTGCCATCGAAGGCGGGACTAGTAAGTTCAAATTTCTTCATCGCTTTCGGTTTTTTCGCGGTTCTCAAGCCAGTGCTGGTAGCGTTCGTACACAGCAAGGAGCTGTTTGTCACGCTCATTTTTCAGACTGCGGATTTCTATGTCCATCTCCTCCATCCGAACGGTCAGCTCATTTTGTTCCTCCTGTAGTCGGATGTCTCGATCGTCTTTCAGATGCCTCATATTCCGTTCCAATTCAGCCACACGTTGCATGATTCCAAAGCGAACCTGCATATCGGTTATCGTGTAGAGCTTCTTTTTCAGATTGAGGTGTTCTGCCTGCAAATCGTTGAGTTTCGTATGGCATTCTGATTTGAGACACCAGATTCTGCGCTTCCAATCACGCCGGAGGCCATTTTTGTTCTTTTCAATGCGCAAAATGTCGTGTTCAAACGAACATCTTATACGCACGATTTCCAATTCAAACTTGTTCATGGATTACTCTTCCTTTTTCGGTTCCACGAAAAACGTCTCATCCTGTACCACGGTGATACCCACCTTGGGGAACAGTGCGACCACCTCTTCGCTCTCTCGATCGGCCAGCAGTTTCTCCTTGTTGGCCTCCTCGCTGGTGCGCACATAGCCGGGAAGGAACTCCTTCAGCATATTCACCACGCTGGCCCACGTAAAACCTTTCAAGGTCTTCAGTTTCGGGGTGCCGGTGCGGAAGCCGATGGTGCCGTGTGTGGTATCAAGGCTCTTCTTCTTGCTGAACAGTTCCTCGCGGTTCTCCAAGGCGTAGGCCTGTAGGATGTCGAAAGCATTGTCTTTCGTCTCGGCCAGTTTGGCCAGTTCATCCTGCCACTTTTCGCGGATCTTGGTCATTGCCACGTCCATCTCGGCCGAAATCTTCTGTTGTCTCGCATCCGCCTTTGCATAATCGGCGAACGCCTGTTCCATCTGTTCCGATGTGATGCCGCTGTAAACGGTCTTCTTTTCTCTTGTCTTTGCCATAATACTTTGAAATTAATGTGAATAATTGATGATTAATAATTGGGATTAAAATGTGATTCTCCATAATCCTTGCTTTCCTCTAATATCTCTTATCGGTGCATTGAACCGGATGCATTCCTGTACTGGCCATCTGAAACCTGTAAAGAGGGGAGTGTCGGATAATTCCGGTGCACCGAAACGTACCGCACCCACAATGCAACCAAAAAGCCGTTTGTCATTGGCATAGTTCATGAAAAACTTGTAACAGGAATTCGACACTTTAACTTTTGTCTTCAGGACCTTCTTCCCTGCGTGAATCATTACCCATTTTCCAATATACTTCTCAGGCAATTTCCAACCACGGAACTCATATCTTTTCGCATCCGAAACGAGCATAGAGGCGTACGGCTGTTGAACCGTAAGTACACTGAATGATTGCCCCACCAAAAGCATTTCTGGACAGGTCTTTTCAATGTAACGGTAAAGTTGATCTATAAGTTCCTGAACCATAATTGCTACTATTCTATTGAAAATTCAACCACAGGATTGTCCTTGTACAAGGTGTAGATGGTCAGCTTGCTATCCGTTCTTTCGTACCTGACACGGTCAGCAAGACTGTACCTTTTCGAGCGACATACCACGTGGGTATTTCTTATCTCAGATTCGATTAGCGAAATGACGGAGCCGGCATCTTCTCTTTTTATGTTGGTGAATGGACACCAACATTTCACTGCAGACAGCAGTCTTAGCAGCCATGCCGGACGCCGACTGTCTTTTATAAAGGTTTTGATATTCAGTTCCATAACTCTTAATTCATACTGATTGAGAAATCATCTGGTGCCATCGCCGCCACGATCCGCTGCTTCTTGCAGAACTCCGCATAGATGCGGCTTAGTTCCGCGGGCGAAATCTCGTTGAAGCTGGTCTTGCCGGCGGCGCGGCACGCCACACCCTTCACATACTCCATGGTGGACTGCTGTCCGCGCAGCTCAAACCAGCGGAAGATGGCGCGGATCACGCCCTTGCGTTTGCGGTCCAGCGTGAGACGTTCAGGGTCGTTGTCCGGCTTCTGGTCGATGTGGTCCGACTGGCCTTTACGGGTGCTGCTACCGTTGAGTGTGCCTTTCAGGAACACCATCAGTTCGCGGCACTCCAGAAAGCTCAGTTCCGACGTGTGCGAGGTGCGCCCGTTGGTGAACTCCAGTACGATGTCGGCCATCGCCTCGCGGCTGATGCCCAGTTGGCCGGCAATCCACCACAGACGGCGGTTCTGCTCCTTGGTTCTCGGATTGGGGGTGACTGTCTGGTTCATAATCGGTGCGGTATTAATCAAACAGGGTGATACGAACGTGTTTCCTCAGACTGATGCGGGGCCACTTGCCTTCGCGCAGCATACGGTGGAACTTGTCGCGTGCTATGCTGCCCAGCATTCCGCCACACACCACTCCGCGTGCGTCATAGAAATTGATACTCTGGATTCTCGGATAATAAACTGCTTTTGCATTCATAACTAATTGGTTTTTGGTGATTATTAAATGGTTTATTCGGTTTCTTTGGGTTGCGAGACGGTGTGCACACCGTCTCTACTTTTAACTTTTAACTCTCAACTTTTAACTCCCTATGATTTGCGCTCCTTCGTCCCAGATGGTGTACACCCCGCCGTTCTCGCCGATGAAGCGGCCCTTGCTATAGGCGCGGTAGCCCTCCACCCAGATCTTCAGCGAGGCATCGTACATCACGCTCTTGGCGGCGCGTCCGGAAGGTAGCTTGCCGTCGGCGTGCGACACCATGATCAGCAGCTTGCTGGCCAGCGTCTGTTTCAGGGCCAAATAGCTGCGGTAGTCAAGTCCGGTGTACTGGAAGCTGTCGATGATCACAAAGTCCGCACTGCGCCGTTTGGCGAGTCGGTCCTTCAGCGCGTCCATCGGTTCGCTCACCACTTGGAATCGGCCGCGCTCCACATCCTGCAGCTGTGCAATCTTGTTGCGGAACGTCAGCGAGGTACCCTCCTCCAAACTGTCGTACAGCACCTTGCCGAAGCGGCTCAGTTCGCGGCACAGCTGCACCGCAAAGGTGCTCTTGCCGCTGCCCGACTGACCCCATACCATCCACGTGCCCACACGCTCCGGACAGCCGAACGCCTCCAGCCACGCCCCCTCGAAGGGGAGTGTCTCGTAGCTCTTCCGGCAGATGTCCGTCACTGATAATGCCTTTCTCATAGCCCTTATGCGTTGCGGTTGGCCTTCATCAGTTCGTCGTAGATG